GTAAAGGCTTTGGAACTGTTGGGAAGACATTTAGGAATGTTTAAGGATAAGGTTGAGGTGTCAGGAAATGTTAACAATCCTTTTGAGGGATTAAGTACTGAACAACTGCTTAGATTGGCAGGTGAGGACCTTGAATCTGAATAAGAATTTAATAAAGCTTTATGCAAGGGTAGAGCTGGCAAGAAGAAATTTTTGGCAGTACTGCAAATTAAAGGCTCCTGACTTCTACAAGGAAGACAGGGGCTTTTTACGTGACTTCTGTAATGAGTTACAGCAGTTCATAAAATCAGATGATGAAGTAATGGTTGTTAATATGCCGCCAAGACATGGAAAGTCCAGAACAGTTGGTAATTTTGTTGAATGGGTTCTTGGAAATGACCAAACACAGAAGATTATGACAGGATCATACAATGAAACATTGTCTACAACGTTTTCAAAGGGCGTGAGAAACACGATTCTTGAAACAAAGGCAGATGAAAACAAGGCTGTTTATTCAGATGTGTTCCCGGGAGTAACCATTAAACGTGGTGATGGTGCAATGAATATGTGGTCACTTGAAAATGGCTATAACAATTATTTGGCAACATCCCCAACAGGAACTGCAACAGGTTTTGGCGCAACGTTAATGATTATTGATGACTTGATTAAGTCAGCACTGGAAGCTAATAATGCAAATATTCTGGATAATCATTGGACCTGGTTTACGGACACAATGATGTCAAGACTTGAAGAGGGGGGCAAGATTATCATTGTAATGACAAGATGGCATAGTTTGGATTTGGCTGGCAGGGCATTGGAACACTTTAAGAGCATAGGCGTAAAGGTAAGGCATATATGCTATAAGGCTGTTAAGAAAGATGGAACAATGCTTTGTCCTGAAATTTTGTCAAAAAGATCATACGAAAATAAAAAGATGTCAATGGGAATAGATATTGCAGAAGCAAACTATCAGCAGAATCCTATTGATATAAAGGGCAGAATGTACACTTCATTTAAGACGTACAAAGAAATGCCACAATTTAAGCAGATTAGAAATTATACAGATACCGCAGATGAAGGTAAGGATTACTTATGCAGTATTAACTACGGAGTAACATTTGACAATGAAGCGTACGTACTTGATGTTATATATACGCAGGAACCAATGGAAGTTACAGAGCCGTTAACAGCTAAGCTGTTATTTGATGGAAATGTAAATATTGCAAGAATAGAATCAAATAATGGTGGTAGAGGATTTGCCAGAAGTGTTAAGAGAATACTTCAGGATGAATTAAAAAGTAACAAGACAGTTATTAAGTGGTTTACACAGCATAACAACAAGAATGCAAGAATTTTTTCAAATTCAGCGTGGGTAATGCAACACATATATTTTCCTGAAGACTGGAAGAACAGATGGCCTGATTATTATAAGGCAATGTCAAGGTATCAGAGAGAAGGAAAAAATGACCATGACGATGCACAGGATGCAACAACAGGAATTGCAGAGGATTGTGCTAAGAAGTCTGATGGATTATCAGTATTAAAGTAAAGAGGTGAAACAAGTGGATTTAGTTAGAATGAAGGAATTATTAAGTCAGTATATGCCGGGGCATGCAATGTATATGGTTAGATGTGATATTGCTGACAGATATTACAGAAATCAGAGTGACGTGCTATATGGTCCTAAAAAGGAAGATGAAGAAGGTCATCCGTTGAGAAA